TCACTCATTTTGCTCATCTTGTTTCTGATCTGCAAGTAATATATTCAATTCTTCTTTAGTAACCTTTAAGAAGCTAATTATATTTACATCATTCTGAAATTTACTGTTAGTCAAAATTCTATGTAAGGTATATTTCATCCACAAATAATCAATCTCCTTAAACGTATTCCAATCTGTATCATTTGGATGTTCATTTATTTGCAAATGTACTCTATTTCTCAATCTTTTTAATCTTTTGATATACGGAAACCCTTTATGCTGTATATCTATTAAATTTTTTGATTCAATCTTTTTTATCATCGAATCCAAATTCATCTCATCATCTTTTGGATCTATTTTTTTATATATTTGATTTTCAATTCTAAAACTATCACCTTGACTTTGATATGTATTAGTTTTTACCGTCTGAACTAACTCCCACTCTTTTTGTCTCCAATTCCCTGTAGATTTTAATAAATGATAAAATATTCCCTCAATAATAGATACACCCGTAATGATATAATTTTTATATAACATAGTAGTAATGATACTATGTAAATTTAATTCCTGTAACTGTAATTCTATATATTGTATGTACTGCAAACTATATACAATATTCTTTTTTAACTCTCGGGGCATATTGCACAAACTCCCTTGACTTACAAATGTTTCAAATTGAGATACAGAAATCGGTTTCCATCTATCAGCATTTATTATATTATTTTCTCTTATTAACGTTCCAAATGCCGTCAATCCTTCTGTGTTTTTTCTTGGATATTCCATTTTCTCATTCCTCATTTAATATAGTTTGCCCTGATCATATTCCGGTTCTTTCTGTGCTTTCCCGGTCTTGATACAATTTTCTATTTCCCGAATTATTTCCTGATCATTCTTTTCATGTCCGATATAAAAGAAATAATTCACACCAAAATACTTTTCATACTCATTCAACGCTTGCTGCACTTCCACGTGATCACACCGCCCTATCTTTGAAGAAATCAGCCCAGTATGGATTTTCTTCATCAAATATTTTTTTCTGTTCGTCAGTCAGTTCATGTGGGTAATCTCTGAACATATTGAAAATATGTTTTTTGTCAAAACTAAATAACCACTCACCAACTTTTTCATGATCGTCTACCCACCATATTTTATCGTCAGGGTTATTTTTGTACCACTCATAATTTTTTAACTGTTTCACATATTCACCGCCCTTGATTATTTGTATTTTATCATGCTCACATACACCTGACAACTCATATAACGGTTATATAGGTAAAAAAAAAAGCAAAGGTGTGGAATTGTGTACCTTTGCTTTTTTAGATAGTATATGATTGTTATTATCTTCTCCCTTCCTTATCAAAAATCTTACCAAGTTCTTCATCCATTGCCGGGGCAAGTTCACCTGCAAGCACTCCTGTATCTGTTACCAGTTTCAGGTTCGCAAGCTGTGGCAACCAGTTATACAAAAATTCAATCAACGTATTGAGGTCGAGACGTAATGAATGCACTTCATCTACCACACCGTCATGTGTTGCCCCTCTGATCATATCCATAAGGCTCTGTGTTCCGACAACTGTTTCACTTCCGGCTTCACCACCTGCCAAGAACTGATTTGACTTAGCATTGTAACCAAAAATAGTCGGCTGATTCATGATCATACCATCATCCATTGCTTTCTTGTACCAACTGATTCCAAAATGTGGAACAGATGGTGGTGTCAAACTGAAAGAGCCACTGATTGAAATATGTGGTAATTTCAAATGTGGCAATGACCACGAAAAATTGAAGAAACTTTTAATTCTGTTTATAGCGTTACTTACAATGTTCTTTGCTGAATCCATGATATTAGAAAACTTATTTTTAATATTTCCAAGTATATTGGTAACTGTCGAATAGGCATTGCCAAGACCATTTGAAAATGAATTTTTGATTTCTGATATCCTGTTTGAAACTGCCTGTTTTGCTTCTGACATTTTCGACTTGAATTTATTGGCTACTGCCGACAATTTCCCACCTGTCAGATTATCAATGAATGTGTACCCGGCTGTATAATACCCTTTTACACCTTCCATCGCAGCTGCTGCAATTCCCTTAATTCCACCACCATGTTCAGAATATGCGTTTTTCATATTTTGCAGTTTTTCAGATACCGTATCTTTTGCAGCCTGCATTGTAGTACCCATTGTTTCCTTGATCTGTGAAAACTTATCTGAAACAACTTCTTTCATTGCAGAAAATTTCTCTGATGCTGCATCTTTCAGATTTCCAAAGAACCCCTTAACTGCTTCGATTTTCTCACCAATAGCTGCAACAAAATTTGAAAACGCTTCTTTGACTGATTCCCATACATTTTTGATTGAATCCCATATAGCTGTCACTGCATTACGAAAATCCTCGTTTGTATTCCAAAGGGTTACCAGTGCCACAACAAGACCTGCAATTATAGCAATCACCGCAACGATTGGATTAGCTGACATTGCAGCAAATAACCCGGTCATTGCAGTTTTCACACTGTCAATGATCTCTCCAATCTTAAAAGCAACCGCCAGTGAACCAAGAGTTGTGACAACTCCTAAAATAATCGGTGATAATGTAATGAGAATATCAATAAAACTCTGTATATTACCAATCACTTCTATTATTTTGGTTGCAAAATCTCCAAGACCCTCTATAAACTCTGTTACACCGTCCATTCCTTTTTCAAAGAATGTTGTAAAATCAATTTTTTGAATCCAGTCAAATACCCTTTGTAGGGCATCACCGACAGATGTTGCAAATGCATCCCAATCTATTGTTTCCATCCAGTCTGACAACTGCTGTAAAAATCCCATAACAGTAGGTGCAAGTTTTGAACCTACTTTTGTAAGGATATTCTCAAACAATGCCTGTACTGAACCCCATGAACCTGATATTGTAGTACCTGCTTCAAGTGCTGTTGTTCCGGTTATACCTAAGTTATCCTGAATCTTGTGAATAGCTTCAATCATTTGATCAAACGTTACGTTATCCAAACTTTCAATCTTTTCACCAAGTACACCTGAATCATTTATCAATCTGATCATTTCAGACTGTGTACCACCATAACCAAGTTTCAGGTTATCCAACATCGTGTAATTTTGCTTTGCAAAACCCTGATAAGCGTCCTGTATAGAACCTATGTCAGTACCCATCTTGTTAGCGTTATCTGACATATCTGTGATAGCAAGGTTGGTCAGTTCAACCGCTTTTGCAGTATCACCGCCAAGACCCTGAATCAATGAAGCAGCAAATGACGTTGCTGTGTCCATGTACTGATTTGAACTCATCCCGGCTGTCTTATATGCCTTTTCAGCATAGCCAATCAGTTTACCGGAACTGTCCTTGAATAGTGTTTCAACACCACCAACCAACTGTTCATATTCAGCATAGTGACCAACCGCTGATTTTGTCACATCTGCCATTTTTTCAGCTAACTGTGTACATCCTGAAATTACTTTTGTGATTGCTGTAGATGCTAAATTCGCAAGCGTGGCTTTCCATGTCGTAAATCCACTGTCTGCATTCTTGGCAGCTTGTCCGGCATCTTCTACTGAATCACCTGCACCATCTGCCTTTTTATCAACATCTTCCAGTGTTTCAGCTGTGTCCTTTGCAGACTTTGAAACCTTTTCAATGTTGTTCACTGCATCAGCATAATTGATCGTTATTTTTCCGACCAACGAAAAAATATCCAACGATTAGCCACCCCCTTTCCTTAATCTGTTACTATGTATCATGGCAATCATTAAACTGTTGGAATTTCAGCAGCAGTCTGTTCCTGATCTACACTTACACCCATAGCGTCAGCAACATCATTTGCAAATGCAATGATTTCAGCAGCACCAAAGAATGCACGAACGATTTTAATAAATTCTGTAAATTTCATTTCTTTCAGTTCATCAACTGTTACCTTTGTACCATCATCATGCTCCGTACATCCGGCAAAGAATGAATAGATTTCATTTCTCGCTTTGGCAAGATTTCTGATCAGAACACCACAAATCTTTGTTGCCATTACAACACCGATATCTTTCAGTTCAATAGATTTTTCCTGAATCTTTTCAATCTGTTCTTTGTCGAACAGTCCAATGATTTCTTCTGAACCGATTGCACTCAATACCGCACAAAAATCAAAAACGTTGTCAGTTACTAATTCTTTAAATTTAATATTTTTCATGTTTATCTAAATCCTTTCTTCTTATCGCATCATTAAAGCCATTGTTTTTCCTAATTCAACTTTTAAGAAATCCCCATAACTAAGCTGTCTGTTTAGTACCTGTTGATACTTATAAAATTCACATTCATTTGTAATATCAACACCGGAATCTTCCAGTTTTTTGGCATTCAGTTCACTGTATAAAGTATTTACAGCTCCCTTGACCTTGGCATCTAATTTACACATTCCCTGTGCTTCTGCAACTAAAGCTGATACTTGATTTCTCACGACACCCCTTTTATGTTCCAGTCCTAAAAGTTCTGATTCGATCTCGTTGAATGCTTCATCAGTAATTGTTGTTGATGCAATTTTCTGTCGTAATTCATCAACCTCTGTTTTCAAATTTTCCTCTGTATACAAATTCTTTCACCTGCTTTCTGTTATTTATGAAAATGTAAGTGCACCATGCCACAAACCATGATCTAAATTTTTATTCTTTTCGTTGTCCTTTTTTCTTTGTTCTTCCTCAATCTGCTCTATTTCTTCTTTGGTTTCCGCATCAATAAATATCTTTGCTTTGAGAAGTTCTAAATGAGCATCCCCCTCATAATCATCAAGTCGTGCCTGATACAACGTGAATGATTTATCAGGATGATTCAGCCCACCACTTGCAAAATGTACAAAGTTATCAAAAATCTTTTCTTCTGTCTCACCGTGTCTAATAGTTTTATGTAACAAAGTCATATACTGACTATCTAACACAATTCTCTTATGTTCCGGTAAATGCTGATTTGTTTCTAACAGATATTTATTAATCACTCGTAACATCGTCAGATTTTCTTTATTCTTCTCAACCACATCTGTAATTTCTTTAGCTGTCAGAGGGATTTCTGCTTTAATCAAATTCATAAAATTCAGATCAATCCGGCTACCATCAGACCGATAAAATTCATCAACCTCTTTCATATAACTTTCTTTCTGTTCCTGAATCAATCTCTTGCAGTTCTCAACCATGCTAGTGGTTTTTTGATTGAAATTATCAACAATTTTCTGATACTCCTGTCTATATGCAGTTTCATCAGTATTCCAACCCTTATTTTTTAAATTCTTTAATGATTCATCATATTCAATCAACGTATCCTGAATATAAAAATAAGCATCGTTAATAATTTCTTTCGTTTTCTTAATATACTTTTCCAGTTCCATATTGTTCCACCTTTCTTTGATATATTTGTTATAAAGTAAGTATATCAAGATAATTTTTATAAATCTTCTGACAATTCTTTAGAACATGACAGAAAAAAAATAGAACGGTACTCTCATACCGCTCTACGTCCTATAATTCGCCGAATCTGACGTTCTGACAATCCAAATGTTTCAACCAATTCAGGAACACTAACATTGTTATAATATGCCTGACATATTGCCCTGTTTCTTTCCTGTTTGTCTTTTGGTGTACCTGCTGCCGGAAAATAAATTGTTTCCCCGGCAAGCATTACAGACATTTTTATATAAGTGTCTAGGTCAACCAAAGATTTCAATTTGTTCAATGCTTGTTCATTCTTGCTGATAATATCACCTTCCTGTGTATTCCGCTGATCTATCGTTTCTTTCTTCTGTACCGTTTAACTGTTGGAGCATTTACAGACAATAGAATAATATCTGTGTCTTTCAGTAGTTCCGAAAGCTGTAATTGGGTCATATAATGCTTTACAGTTGTACCACCAACAACATATTCAACTTTTAATTCTCCGGTCATGCTGACATCATCTGAACTCTCAAATGAGGTTGTACTTCTGATCTGTTTGTACATTCCCAGAATGCATCCGGGTATAACTCTCTTAGAAGTTTACCGTTCACCGTTCTCCGGTAAGACTTATCAATATAATTAATCTTGATTTTCACATTTTCCAATTTTTCAATCTGTTCTTTCTTCATAGTTTCCAACAACGTGGCTCTAATCTCTGATTCTTCATCTTCAACCTGTTGTTTCTTCTGTTGAATCTCATATAACTGATTCATTAACCGTTCAATCTGTTCACTGTTGTTCATTCGTTCTATCACCCATCTGTTTAAAAATTCTTCATTTCCCTGTTCAAATGCTTTTACTGCTTCTTCATGCTTGGTATATATCCATGACCTTGACCGCTTCAATTCTTGTGCAGCACGTTCAGGTGTATGGAACAGGAAATATATCTGATTCAGAACCCTTATATAAGCTATATCATGCACATTATTCATTAACTGCTTAAACTCATACATTGATTTCCAAAGTTTAGCATCTTCTTCCTCAATTTCCTGTTCCAGTGCTGCAATCTCTGTTGTTATATCACAAATACGGTCAGTGTTATGACTGGTCTGAACACGTTCAACAGAAGTATCAACCGTTTTGATTGTCTTTGACCGTTCAATTAGTTCTTCCTTACGTCTGATCATGTTTGTTATATACTCATTCTGATCAACCAATGATCTTAAATATTTTTCTGCACCTGTCACTTCTCATTTTTCTCCCATGTTATTATTTCTATTGTACACTCCGGTGGTATACTGTTTTCTATCTGTTGTGGGTTATCAAATGAAACAGCCATATTTAACGGTATTCGATTTGTATTTCTTAGTTCTGACATATTTATAGCTAATACATCTTGAACGTTCACATCACTCATAAAATCTACAAGAACCATACCTTTATATCCTTCAGGAATAATACAATCTCTTAATTTGTCCCAAAAATATACAGCTGAACCGCCAACAAAACGATAGTCAATTTTATACTTTCCTTCTTCAACATAATCAATGAAAATCAAATCAGGTTCAGTAATTGCCACTTGTACAGATTGCAGTTCTTTTTTCATCTTTTCTATTTTTTTCTTATAGTCTATTTTCATCGGTTCACACTTTCCAACATTTCATTAATGTTTTCCTGTTCAGCTTCAAGTTCAGCCATTTTTTGTAAAATCTCTGTTGTTTCCAATAATGCTTTACAGTTGGCAAATATCGCATTGATTGCATTTATTTTAATTTGTGCCCCTGTTTCCGGGTTCTCTACAATGTTCACTAATGTTTCACTGCATAATGATAATTTACTTTGCAGAAATCGAACTGTATCGGTCACACACTCTGACCGTCTTTTATTCAATTCAGCCTGAAAATTTTCATTTTTTAGATATTTATAGGCTGTATCTCTTGAAATTCCTGCTTTTTCTGCTGCCTTTTTTATTGTACTTTCTTCAAGCATTGCCTTTAAAAAAGCGGTTTGTTTCGTTGTCAAATAATCATCCTTTCTAATGTCGGGGGCTAAATTGTACGATTCTGTACGTTTTTGTAAGCCCCCATTGTTTAATCATCAAAATAATTTAAAGCTGTATATGAACCTTATATAAACTTATGTATCTATTTGCAATCGTCAAACATCCGGTAATTATCTTTCAGGTAATCATGCACCACATTGATCATCATTAACACATCTACACCATCAATGACGATTTCATCACATTCCGCTACTTTCTCAATAGCTTTGATCATTTCCAGTGCTTTCATGTTATTGCTGTCAATCTTATCAATAATATCTGTTGTCATTTCTTTTCTCATATCGTTACCACCCTTTCTAAACTACTGGAATCTGTCTTTTATGCTGATCATTCCAAGACGGATTGAAATCATTTATTTCTTCGTCCCATACAGGAAAAACAAAGACTGTATTCCCAGTGTCAGCATTCAGCCAATCTAAAACATATCATATACTTTTCTTGTCTGATCTACTGTGCTATACCGTGCAAGTTCGTGATAATTCAGTACAGAAGTATTTTCATGTTTTTCCGCTACAATCTGCAACAGGTTCAATGATGTTGTATTGATAGACTTGCCATCATCACCGATCTGAATAAATCCAATCATGTCAACCGCAGCTGTCATTTCTCTACTCTGATCTGTTATAAATTTTTTCATATTCCCAACATTTCCTTTCTTTGTTCTTTGATAAATTTAATTTCTGCGTCTGCATCACCTACCAATGAATAAAACTCTTTAAATATTGGCAGCAGTTTCTTGTACATTTCATCACTGCAAGTACATAGCTTTTCAGCAATATCCAATACAATCATGAATGTTTCTACTGTTTCCGGCTCTGCATTATTCAACAGAATAAACATTTTGTTCTGTCTTTCAACATATGGGTGTTTTACAAGTGCTTCATAATGATTCATAATTATATCTGTATTCTCCCTTCACACATTTTTCCTGTTTTAATATGATGTAAAGCCTTTTCTTTCATTAGCTCTATCTGATCAAATGAATTTAAAAACATATTTACCCGGATGCAGTTATCATTCGGTTCATGTATAAAACACACACATTTGTCAATATTTTCAATGTTGATCGTCCATTCAATTTTATATTTTCTTATCATGTAATCTAAGACTTTACTCATATCTTTCACCTCTGTTTTTTCTTCTAGCAGTTTCTAACAGTTCTATCAATAAAATAGATATATCTATATTCTTTATATATTTTAACTTTTGTTTCACCTCAACATTTAATCTATATAAGAAGTTATTGATAACCGCTAGAAACCGCTAAACCGTTATAAATTCAATGTTTTTTCCGATAGGTCTAAATGCTAGTAACTGATAGCGAACCGTTAGGACAATAATGCAAAAATCTTTCTGTTCTTTCCATCTATCCATGTTTGTTTACTTACTGTTCCAAGTGCCCGGTTAATCTGTTTTGAAAAAGTTAACTTACTACCTGCTTGCAGACCATTATCAGCACAAAACACCTGATACCTTGTAAAAACATCATCAGTCAATTCATTGATAATATTTTCTTTTCCCTGATCTCCAATGAACAACAGCACCGGGTTATTTTCAACTTCATATTCTGCAAGTTTTTCTTTCACCTGTGCCGGAATCAGAAATGCTTTCTTTTCAAGCAGATCAGCAAGACCATCTAAAGCACACTGTATAAAATATTCCATGTGTTCAGCTTGTCCAAGTTTATACCTGATAGCCGGGTCATAGTCCTGTGAATCCGCTGTAAATTTTCCATTTAAGGGAATCAATAACAATCGTCTTTGCATTGCCCCGGTTCTGTCTTTCATTCGAGGTATATCATTTGCACTGTAAATATGCATTGCGTAGGGTGTAAAGTTAATTGCCGGACTTCCCTTTTGTTCAGCCTTGACCACTTCCCCAGTTACCATTTTCTTCAATGTAGAAGTGTCTGCAATGTATTCACTTGAAATATCATCACCAATGTTTGCCAGTTTTCCGAACATCATGATTGTGCTGAATCGGTCTTTTAATTCTCCCATGTCAACCGCTGAATAATTATCATTTCCAAGCATACTTTCAATCATATGCAGATATGTACTTTTTCCGTTATGCTTATCACCAACCAATACTGCACATTTACCACCGCCAATAGTTGCCGATCTGTATAAACATGCACCTGCAACCTCTTCCAGTGAGTACCTGATTTCCTGATCATCACAAGATAACCGATTGAGTACACTATCAACTAAATCTGATTTTGCATAAGGGTTATAATCCCAAGGTATTTTATTGGTTATAACAATTTCAGGGTTGAACGGTTCTAAACTATTGGTATCTATATTGTAAATACCGTTTCTGAATGCTATCAGATTCAAATTGTCCTGTAATTTTTCTTCAATACATATGACATTCAAATATTTCAAAACTTCTTTTCTTTGGTTGTCCGTCAATGATGATATTTCTTGAAGCATTGCCCTTTCTATTGCTAAACTTCCCGGAACATAAACACCACTGTCATATATATGCAGCTGATCATTGATTTTCTTGATATAATATTGTGACCGGATATATTCAGCAAATTTATCATGCAAGAATTTGTTCTTTACGAAAAACGACTGCTTTTTAAATGCTTCATCCCTTAAAATTACATCAAGTTCACTTTGTTCAATAGGTTCAGCCATTACATACTGATTTATAATTCTGATTGTTTCCCGGATATCATCTTTATCCAATCCGGCATTCTGTAACGTCAGTATGTAACTAAATAATGTACTGTTTCTTCCGTCACCTTCTCCAAGATTTGTAAAATCTATTGTACATTTTGGAAGTGGTGTAAAATACTTTGGTATTTCCTGATAAGGTTGTTCACTGTAAATTGCTTTTCGTTCAGTTCCGTTGAACTTCAAGCACTCATAAGGCAATGAATAGCCGGGGTGAAAATCTACAACGATGCCACATGCAAGCATTACTTTATCAGCTTTCTTTAATGATGAATTGCCGTTGATCATTAAAACGTGTATACCTCTACCACCCTGTCTATCAGTCACATATGCACCAAGTTTTTCACCTTTTATGATATTCTGCAAAATATCACTATACGGCTGTTCATCGGCATCCAGTAAAACAGTATTGGCATTCATTACACCGCTGAACCCTTCATATTGGTTTGCTTCTTGCAATGACATTATTTTAGGATTTCTTCCTGATTGATATTTTTGACCTTTTGCATTCTTTACAAATCCCTTATAAAGACCTGTTTCATCAAAGTCTATCATTTTCCCATCTCACCCCTTTCCATAAATTTTTATAAAATACATTCCTTTGGTTTTGGTTACATCTAAAAATTTTCACGGTGCTACAACACCTCTAATTGTTGAAATACTTCTGATATTTTTCTTTGACTGAATCAGTAGCACCATTTTTATAAATCTTCCTGATGTCACTAATTGTTTCGTCTTTCAGAAGCTTCAACCAATCAATTAAATCTCTGCTACTGTTGGCAAAGTTGCAACATTTACCATCCGCATATTCAATCCGGTATCTCATTTAATCACTCTCTTTTCTGAAATATTCAAGTGGAACATCTAACGCATCACATATTTTAAAATATTCTTCTGCTGATAATTTTCTGTTCCCATTTAGTAATGAGTTCAGTGTACTTGCTGTCATTCCTAAAGGTTCTTTTAGAAAAGATTGTTTAATACCTCTTTCTTCCATATAGCTTTTTATTCTTTTGTTTAACATTATGTATATCACCCCTTTCCTTTATACGGTTTTTCCGTATACAAGGATATTACTACTGTTTTTCCGTATTGTCAATATATTATTACAGTATTTCCGTATGTTTGTTTTTAGTTTTTGAATTTAACTATTGAATTTCCGTAATTTCTATGATAATGTTTAGATGATAAATGAAAGGTGGTGAAAACATTGGATAATGTAAGAGAATCTCTTGCAAAAAACATTCAAAAATATAGAAAAAATTTAAATTTATCACAGCAAGAGTTAGCCAAAGCGGTTGGTGTAAAAAGTTTGACAACTGTTTCAAGTTGGGAACGTGGTGCAAATGCACCGGATATTTCCATAATTTGTAAGCTGTGCGAACTTTTCAAAATTACTATTGAAGATTTACTTGGTGTTAGTTATTTAGAATACTTAGATTCAGTTACCGATTTGGATAAACTGAAAAAAGAAATTTCAGAATCAGAAGAGTTTGAAAAACTTTTCATTTCACTTTACGGTGAAAACGAATATAACTCTTTTCAACAATACTGTTTATTGACGGCAGAGGGGAGTGATAAAGTAAAATCTTATATCCATGATTTGTTTACAAATCCTCTATATAGATCTGATAAATAGTGATTCATTGACAATATAATATACTTAACCGTGCAGCCGGGGGACGTGCTCTCATCTGATCTGAGCCTTACAGAAAGGGTGATTATTATGAGTACATACGAAGAATTGCAGATAATACTTACTACAGCATTGCTAATCGTTGCGATTTTGACTTATACACATAAGAAATAGCCGTCCTGCTCTCTGGAAAAGTTTAGGAACGGCTATCTCTATGATAACTAAGTATTAAATTTTGCCGGGTCGGGTGAGTTGCATTCACCTTCCGACTGCCTTGTTAAGTATATTATATGTCAGCATTTCAAATTTGTCAAATAGTCAAAAACCGCCCCTGACGGCAATCAGGAACGGTATTTGATAGATGTAACCCATAAACCCTATAAAGGAATATGCGATACTTCCGAAACCAAAATCAGTATAGCACATTCCTTTATTAAATGCACCCATTTTCAAGAAAGGAAGTGCTATTTATGCAAGGTGGAGTAAGAAAAAGAGGTACAACATGGTCATATTATTTTGACCTTGGAAAAATTGACGGTAAAAGGAAGAAAAAAGAAAAGGGTGGATTCAGAACCAAGAAAGAAGCTGAACAGGCATTGACTGCTGCTATGAATGAATACAATAATGCCGGGACTGTATTTGAACCGACAGAAATAACGGTTGCTGATTACCTGAATCAGTGGTTTGATCTGTACTGTAAGACCAATCTGAAATATAACACCCAAGTAGGGTATTTAAGAATCATTCAAGGGCATTTAATTCCAAAATTTGGTATGTATAGATTAAAGGCAATCACTCCGGCAGTATTACAGGAGTACGCTGTTGAATTAAAAATGAACGGTAATTCAAAAAGTCATTTAGTTGGTATTTTATCTGTATTCAGTGCTGCACTGAATTATGCAGTTGAACCAATGCACTATTTACAGTCAAACCCTATGCAGTATGTGAAATTTCCAAAGGTTGAAAGAAAACCACGTGAACGAATTGTACTGACATTAGATGAATGGTGTAAAATTCGTGACAGATTTCAAAACACCCGGTACTATATACCTTTAATGATCGGATTTTATACAGGCTTACGAATATCAGAAACCTTTGGTCTTACTTGGGATGATATTGATTTTGATAAAAGAAAAATATCTGTAAATAAGCAGATTGTAAAACGTAACTTTGGGGCAGATGTAAGAAAGGTTGTTGAAAAGAAAGGTAAGAAAGAACAGCGTTCATCTTGGTACTTTACTACACCAAAAACCTTTACTTCCATTCGTGAAGTCCCTTTTGGTGAAACACTATATCAGGCATTGAAACAGGAAAAAGCTGAACAACTTAGGAATGAAATGAAGTATGGTGAATATTACACGATTCATGTTAAAAAGATTGAAACTGATGAAAAGGGTAATGACATGATCAGGGTTGTACCAATTCAAAAATGTGTTGAAAGTCCACTACAGCGTATCAGGTTGGTGTGTATTGATGAAAACGGTCAGTATACTTCCACTGATTCATTTAAGTATTGCAGTAGGGTTATACACCATGAAATGCATCTTGCCTTTGATTATCACAGCTTAAGGCATACACACGCAACACTGTTGATTGAATCCGGTGCTGATGTTAAGAATGTTCAGACACGATTAGGACACACCAATATAGAAACTACATTGCAGACCTACGTGCATGATACTGAAAAAATGGCTGAACGTTCTGTTGATCTATTTGAAAAAATCACACAAGCAAAAACGTCATAA